ATGGCAAAGAAAATCCATGCAGTTGGCGTCATTTTCGAGAATGAACATCGGCAAATACTTGTACTCCGCAGACATCCGCGAGATCCGGAAGGCGCGACTTGGGGTTTGGTGGGTGGCAAGATTGAATCCGACGAGACCAGAGAAGTAGCGGCAATCCGGGAGACGCAAGAAGAAATCGGTCATACCATTGATCCTTCTAAGCTAGCGTTCATAAAAATATACCATTGGAACCGCGAAGATCTAGACATCACATTTGAAGTTTTTAAACTGCAGGCTTTATCCGCCGAGGTAACCCTTGCAATTGATCAAAACGAGCATACCGAACATATGTGGGTTGACCCTTATGAACTATATCAACGCAAAGACCTAATGATTGGCCTCTACCCGATCCTTGAGGATGCCTACCGGGCCAATATCAATTAGCTTCCTTTGCGGCGGCTCTTGCTCACGTCCCATCTAGCATGTCAAAAACAAATAACAACGAACCAATGCTATACTGATCCCCGATGGGCAGACTTAGCAAAAACAAAGGCGAAATCCGTATCCCTGCCGGCATCAATGTCTGGCAGCACGAACTTAGTACGGCCAATGCACTCGCGCAAGCTGGCTATGTTGTAGAGTTCCTTCCCACAAAAGATATCAAGAATGCAAAATCACCGGATATTTTAATGAATGGCGAGACGTGGGAGCTTAAAGCTCCAAGAACAGATAAGCTGTCTGCCATTGAGCGCAACCTGAAACGCGCTACAAAACGTCCGGCAGCGTAGTGATTGACTCGCACAGACTGCGGAAAATACACGATAGCACCGTGCAAGCGTTCCTGCTGCAAAAATTCAAGCAGCAGAAAACAATCAAAAAGCTACTGTTCGTCAACCGCAAGCACCAAGTTATTGATATAAGCAAGCTGATTTGATATTATTAAGGTATTGAAGTCTTGGACGGAGCAGTATGTTCCTACCCCGGGGCTTCTTTTTTGTCTGCAGAGTCATCCAGTAACTCTCGGATTTCTTCGACATTAGTATCAGGATCTTCCGACAAAGTTATCTTAACGTCTGCAATGGCGTGGGCCAGCTTCACGCAATCCGACTCAAAAACTCCCCATACATCTGTGAAGAAAGCGGATATTTAGCCTCTACTTGGAACCGAATATCTTCCTTGGTAAAAATACGCAGGCGCTCATTGGTAGTAAGGTAGTTTTCCAGGGCAAGGTACAGGTGGGCCAAGCGAGCCTGGTCTTCTACTGCAATAGATGCCTGGTGGGATGCAAGCTTTGAGGTCACCCCCCGTAATTCATCAAGCATTTCGTCGATATCTTTTGGATCAGAGGCAAGTGACGCTAAAAAGATAATAATATCCACAGGTGTAGTGGTATTAGTACTGGGCGGCTGGGCGCCAAAAAAGACCGGCATAAAGCGTATTGGCACATGGCTGCCAATAAGGGTAAAGGCGTGCCCGGCTTTTAGCGTTAGAAGGCCGCCTATAAAGAAGGGGATGCCGCCAAGGCCATATGCTTCGTACACTGAGCCAACCGGGAAGACGAGCAAAGATAGCAAATACAGCACATCGGCCACAATAAGGGAAAACATCGCCAAGTAAAACCAGCCCAAGGCATGCGCGTATTGGCTGCTTATTTTGTGTTTGATCTCTAGGATCACCACCGTTGTTGCCACAGCGAACCCAATATTTACCCCCACAAGTGCAAGTGAGAGCGCAAATTCACCTTCTGGTATTTCTACCGGAATATGCGGCAAGAATGCTGCACCGGCCGCAAGGCCCATAGAAAGCAGCAGGACTGCCCAAAAGGAGGTCGTGTAATTGTCTATATCCAGCAACCGGGCAAACTTGCGTACCCCCAGGAACAACAAAACGGCCGACGCCAGAAAAGGCAAGGCGATAAACCCACCCCTTACCCACAAGGAGTGCCAGAGGTCGAATATACTCATAACTGCTTGCTGGCCTTGGGAGATACCAAGCGAAATAATGCCCAGGCAGATGATTTTATATGCGTCGCGCAACCCGGATTTAAACTTTTTTAACCCGCTCCAGAAAAGATATGGAACACCTAAATACAGCACCGATATTACAGTAGCTATAAAAAGGGAAACGTAAAACGCCTCCGCTGTTATTGTGCCTTTTGGGGGGAAGAGCAGTGAAAGCAAGCCGGCACCAAAAGAAATAGCGATAATTATCCAAGAAGCTCTTTGGTATTTCTCTGTCATAAAGTTAAAGGTTAACACATTAAAGTATAGCAGATATTACGTTAGTTAGTTACGGATATTGGCCGGCTCAGGCAGCATATGACGCTGCCATTATCTTGCTAATATACCCAAAGAGCCGTATTATAATCTTTACTCTGAGATGTTAAGTCTTCGCTCCCAACGAATGTAAGGGGGTATGTTGATGAAAGCGATAGTAGCCACATACCCTGTGGCAAAACGCCGCAGACACATGCCAAGAACCACCCTAAGAACATTGGTCAAAAAAACTATAGAGGCGCACCTGGAAGAGCTGTTGGCAGGGGAGGTGGTTATCCGCATCGTCTGCAAAAAACACCGTCTCGACGACACCATTTTTTCCAGGGCATACGAATATGCCAAGAGTGTCGGGCTGATGTTTGGGCGTCCAGTGGGCACTCGGCCGGGCGTGTATGGTATCAGAAAGCTGTAACCATCTTAGAGTCATCCGCGGCCCGGGCGGGCGAAAGCTTTGTCCGGGTGCGCGTATTCATTTTTTATGGTATTATATACCGGCTAGAAAACAGCCAGGGCACATAGCACCCGGTGAGAGGCAAGGGGAGTTTGTGGCAAAAGAGGTTATTGAATTTAGATTCGAGTCCAAAGGCCAACCGACCGATACCGATGCGGCTGACAGCGTTTTGCTCCAGGCGGTGCATGCCGATCCGCTCTACGCCGGCACACATTTATTGCACGTCTTCTTCAACGGGCCGGCGTCGGCGCAGGAAATGGAGGGAGCTAGACTGTACTGCTGGAACATTAATCTCCATTTGACGCCATTCGAGGATGACCCCAATGGGGTCAGGATCGAGACCTGACCCCCTTTCTAGCCCTGCACCTGGGCGGAGCCACGGCTTCGTCCAGGTTGCAGATTCCATTTAGACCAGGGTCTTTATTATCTGTTGTAATAATGCTATACTAACCGATGTTTTACGGGCGATTAGCTCAGCTGGCTAGAGCATCTCGTTTACACCGAGAGGGTCGGGGGTTCGAATCCCTCATCGCCCACCAAGTTGAAAATTCATGAGGTGAGTAAAAAGATCTGACGAAAGTCGGGTCTTTTTATTTGCCCCATGAGGTTTGGTGTATCAGAAATCCAGCAGACCTCCTGCAGTCAGATAAAACCTGTGAAACTTAATCCTTTACCACCTGCGGGTCGTCTACGGAGCGAGCAATTAGCAGAAGACTGTGGTCTCGACAAAGCGTAAACGAGGAGTGTCTATAAACATCCCAAGTGCGCTACTGGCAATCACCCTAGTTGTACTGGGGATGGTGCCAAAGGTTGAAACACCTTTACCAGAAGCGAACATTAACAAACAGGTAACAGAAATAATCCAGCCCATAAAGGCCGACATGTTACCTCAGCCACAACAGGAATTAGCACTTGCTGTGGAGCAAAAGGCGGCAGTAATGTCGCAGCCACTAAGCGATCACAGCGCGCTCATGGCGTCTGCGGGCATCAAGTCAAGTGATTACTCATATGCTGAGTATATCGTGGCTCACGAGAGCTCCTGGAACGTCACAGCGCATAATCCATCGGGTGCTACTGGCCTTTGTCAGGCATTACCTGCTTCCAAAATGGCTACGGCCGGAGCGGACTGGCAAACGAACCCCGTAACGCAATTACGATGGTGTGATTCATACGCTGTTAGTAGGTACGGAAGTTGGGCGCAAGCTTATAGTTTCTGGCTCGCTAACAGATGGTGGTGAACGATAATGAGCAGCAGCCCCACTTGTAGGAATAGCCCTAAGTATCACAGACCATGGCGTCTACAAGCGTCGGCTATTCGCGGGGATCCAGGTGGAGCTCATGCTCACTATCAAGATAGTAGGTAGTAGTGCTGGTAGTCAGGGCGTGAGGCATGTAAGTAATTCGTGCCTGAACATAGGCGAAAACCTATGTAGACGTTGAAACCCCTAAAAAGGTAAATCATGTCGATTATCAAAAATATGGCAAAGCCAACCCTTGCTACTAGCACCATACCTACTATCACGATTGGCTGGCTTAATGCTGGCAGCAAGACTCGAATCTATGGACGAACTAATTGGGTTGCATCGTCGCTCTGTCTACACGAAACCCAATAGTGACAGAGACTCAGCGTAGGATTGACAGCGTAAACGTCGTTGGGGTTTCGTCAGCCCTACTTGTTGCCAGCTTCAGGTTCGGTGGACAAGGCTAAGCAGGACTCATGTGCTGCATCTTGCCACCGGAACCTGACCAGCCGATCAAAGATCAAAATAAAAGGAAAAAATATGAAGAATTTTAAAACAACGATTAAAGCAATATTAACAATTGGCGAACGACTTCTCTTAACGCTTGTAGGTTTAAGCGCTGGGTACGCAAGCACCCTTAACCTTACCCACAGTGACTTGAAGACAGTCTGTGCGGTCTTAGCGGTACTATGTCTGATCTTTGGGCTTACCCCAATGATTACTAGCTACGTTAAGGCCGTCTGGCCAAAGAAGTAACCATATCGGCTGCTTCTGTCGGCAGATAAAAGAAAAAGTATAGGGTCGTTTCACGGTAGGTACTTACCGGCTTTGAACCCAGTCTGCCTGCAAAAGCAGCCGAAAGGTTTTATGAAACTAGTAATTTTACTCGCAGTTTTACTAATTATCCTGATCGTTATCTACTGCCTCATGGCATGGGTAGCAGACAGGCATTTGAGAAAGGAAAAGAATGAAGATTAACCCCCAAGTATCTTACGATGACGTTTCCCCCCGAATACGGGTAGAGCGTCGTACAAGAGCCTTTAAGAGATCAGAAAATATCGTGAAGGCTAAAGTAGCCTTAATTAACTCTAAATTCCCCCACACAGAGCTTAAAACACTCGATGAGTGGGACAGAAGTGATGAGGTTACGGATAATAAATTGTCACATGGAGAATCTGAGAATCCGTTTTTAGATGAAAACGGTGATCCATATCACGATTACCCAGAAAGGGAGTACTAGATGATGGATAAATCGCTTAAAGACAAAGCGATCGACATTAAGGGTAAAAAATACGTCCAGGTTTCAGAACGGGTACTTTATTTCAATGAAAAGTATCAGGGTGGCTCAATCCAGACCGATTTAATCAGTGATCCGAAAGATGATGTCGTAATCATCAAAGCAACGGTTCGGCCTGACGATTCATCGGTTAGATTTTTTACGGGCTACTCACAGGCCAAGTGGGGCGATGGGATGGTCAATAAAACAGCGGCCTTGGAAAATGCGGAAACGAGTGCCGTCGGACGTGCCCTAGCGATGATGGGTATTGGGGTTATTGAATCAATCGCCTCGGCAGATGAAGTTGTAAAAGCTAATAACGCTACCCCAGCTACTGAAAAGCAGATGTTTGCGATCAAACGACTCCTCGGAGAGCTAAAGGTTTACGACGAGGCTCGTGAAAGCGTGCTTGCGAAAGCAGTCAGTGCCGACGCGGCGTCGAAGATTATCCAGCAACTTACCGAGAGGATTGAAGCAAAGAAACTTGAGCCGCAGGTTGAACCAGTAACTGAATAGGAGGGGGTATAGGGTGCATAAAGATAAGATCGTCCTTGATCTGTGTGGAGGCTCTGGGGCGTGGAGCAAGCCATATCGCGACGCGGGATATACCGTACATGTAATTACTTTGCCAGAGTATAGCGTGTCTGATTGGTGGCCTGTAGACGGCAATTTACGATTTCGTAGGAATAACCCTCGTATGGACGGCATGTCATTCCTGGAGGTTCCGGTAGATCGAATCTATGGGATACTAGCCGCTCCTCCCTGCACGCAGTTTTCTATTGCCCGAACACGAGCAAAGATCCCAAGAGATTTGCAAGGTGGTATGCAAGCCGTAGCGGCCTGTATGGCTATCATCTGGCACGTGCAGGTCGCCATAGGTCTTAAATTCTGGGCGCTAGAGAATCCGCTGGGACTGTTGCGCCACTTTCTTGGAAGACCAGAATTCACCTTTAAACAATGGCAATACGGAGATGGCCGTGAGAAACCAACAGATGTATGGGGCTGGTTTAATAACCCAAAACCAACAGTCGCCGATCGGCCATTAGACTTTGAGCGGTGGGGTAGTGAGCGCGTTCAGGATGGTTTTGATCGTGCTGCGGTGCGTGCCATGACGCCGAAAGGTTTCGCAAATGCTTTTTATAAGGCTAACAGATAAGGGGGTATGGGATGGCGTCACCAATTAATGAACGGGAATTTAGAGACATAAAAAGCGTCCTCCGCCACGACCACCCTGTGGAAGTGGCGAGGCGCTTCGGCCGTCACCTAGCGATAGTCGAGAAGATAAACAGCTGCCTCAATTTTGATAGGTACAGGGCAATAGTAAAAGCTGAGCACCCACCTATTAAAAGAAGTCTCACAGATAGAGTCGAGATTCTAGAACATAGCCACCAATTATTGGCTGGGAGAGTAGATGTTTTAGAGGAGCGGCTTAAAACGCAGAGAGCTTCGGTATTGTTCCATGGCGACCAAAGCGGCTAAGAATTGGCAAGCGGCAAAACGCAAATGGTACGTTGCCAACCCACCCAACGATGAGGATGGGTACAACTGTTTTTACTGCGGGAGGTTTTTATTTAGACAGGAAGTGGAGTTAGATCATTACCGCCCTAGAAGCGGAAACCCAGAATTGAGATTTGATTTGGGTAATCTCCGCTCTTCTTGCCATGAATGTAATTTTAGAAAGGGAAGCATAGATGGCGACAGATTCCTCGAGATTATCAAGAAAAAAACTTAACTACGAACTAATGAAGAAAAAGGAGTGGAAGACATATGCCGGGTACTCAAATTGGTGGCATTAAGGCTGCCGTGGCTAATAAAGAACGCTACGGGGAAGGTTTCTACGGCATGATTGGAGCAATTGGCGGTTCCCATTCACACACCGGTGGTTTCTACGCCAACCGTGAGCTTGCCAGGGAAGCTGGAAGAAAAGGGGGGATGAAGAGCAAACGCGGTACCGTATTTGTAGATTACCAAGGCAAAAAAGTACCTCTTATGCAACTGGTGACTAATAACATAAGCTATGAGACCCTACGGAGCCGTATTATTTACCAGGGATGGTCGGTTGAAAGGGCGATTACCACCCCCTTGGGCAGATGGACAAAACGAGATAATAGAAAGTTAGAACAATGACACGTTACTTCTTCCCCGGCATAGTTGTCTTCGTAATCTGCGCGGTACTAGCTGTCGCTACTGCCGCTAGAGCTTACAAAGACGAACACGCGCTCACTACCAAACTTCAACAGCAGATCACGCATCTTACCGAAGAGAACGACTATCTCCAGTGGCGTTATGAATACTCTTTGGGGCATGACACGGGGGCTGGGATTTATCCGGGGGAAGTGAAATGAACAGTAGCAGCGCGAAGCGTTTTGCCATCTGGAAAACTCTTCCAACATGCTCGTGCTGCGATAACGGCGTGAGCGACTGCAACGCCTATTCGCCCTGTGCGGCCTGCACCTCGTGCGTGGATTCGATACTTGCTTATCGTAAAGCCATCCGCACCGCCCTCCTGGCAGAGATAACAGCACGAGCACCGAGAGACCTGGAGCCCGATAATTATGATGATGGGTTCAGTGAGGGCGTAAATGACGCAAACACTAGGTGGCGCAAGCTTCTTACTGAACTACGGGCAGATGAGCAAACCAAACCACAGAAAGGTAAAGGTGATGAAGAAATCTAACAAGCCTACCATAGGAACAGTGAAGTGGGGTGTCCGTCACGCGAGGTTAGAACACGAGATATTAGATAGCAAAATAGCCACGGCAGTCGCCCTGTTTAACGAGTGGATTAAGTGGTGCAAGGCTGAGGGTATCGAACCACAAGCCATGACGATCATCCCTGAGTTGTTCCGTTCCAACCGGCCAGCCGTTGAGCTGGACGGGGAATGGGAGAGGTCATGAGCTACATCTGTGAAGTCTGCGACGAGAAGCCTTGTAACCTCACTAAGCACGTCCAGGTGCTTGAGGACGAAGTGAGGCGGATAAAGCGTGGGTTAGTGCCAGGCCCAGGTGTCCCCACCGAGGACGGTGAAGCCGGAGGTACGGCATGAACTGGATTACCGTAGCCATACTCATGCCGCTGCTCGTGTTTGTTATCGCAGTGGCGGTCACAGCCTTCTATTACCGTAACAAGATCCAATGGGGTAGGAAAATGACGGCCTACCCCAACTTAGAGGCGAGCTTCATAGATGCAGAGCTGGCGTGGCTCGAAGGTCTAGAACGTAAGGCCACGCTGTGAACTACCTTGCACTCTTCACGGCGCTAGCGATCTGCCTGTGGCTGGGCACTATAACTACCTGCGTGGCGGCGGGACTAACGTAAAGGAGACTGTATGACTGATAAACAAGAGCTGATAGAACGTATTCGTAAAATCTTCTACGAGGAAACACGCGGTAAGACCATCAACGAAGACCAGAAGTATATTCTCGACTGGTCTGAGAAACGTTTGCTTGACGCCATCGCTCAAGCCTGGATGGAAGATGTTGAGAGGGCACGGCTAGACGCTGAAATCGCGCTTGCTCGGAAGGTTATCGGAGTATCCAATTACGCCATCAGGCGACATGGCGTAACTATGAAAACGCGCCTCGACCTGTTAAACAAGGAAATGTCGCGAATTATACCCGAGGAGTTCGGCGTTATCACCGAGGACGCCCCCACTAAAGATAATGATGGGGAGGGGTTATGAGTGAAAAATGCTGTGAATGGCACGACGCACTGCCAGAGATCGTCGAAGCTGGAGCTACACCTGAATGGGACGAGTGCGGCCTAGCTGGTAAAGGCCGCCCGTATGTGTGCTGCGTTAATTGCCCTGATCTAACCCCTCGTCTATTACGCGCAGCCCCACATTACGTCGGGCACGAAGTCGAAGCTCTAACGCAAGAGCTCCGTGATGAGGGCGAAGTATGAACCACGCTAACCCCACAGATACTAATAACGAAGAGCTGCGAGCCGCGCTTCTACCAGGTTTGTTCGGCCTCACTGATGGCAATAGCGAGGAGTTGTACGTTGACACTAAGGCGAAGTTTTTGCTTGACGACCTCGTACCGATCGTGCAGGGGTTCATACAATCCCACCAACAACTAGAAGCCAACAAGATCCCCGTATACATGGACGCCGACACTCGCAAAGAGCTTGAGCTATTCATAAAGGAACAGGTAGAAGCCAAGGTTGCAGAGGCACGTACAGGGTATGTGCCAGAAGACCAGATGCGCGACGTGTTGCTCGACATGAAGAGATACTACAAGTCAGAACTAGCGCAGGCACGGGTAGACGAGCTAAGGGGACTTCCGCAATCTGGCTTCATCAACGCAGACGGTGTTCGGTGCAACGTTGTAAGCCTCGATGCGGTCAACGCCCGTATTGTCGACCTCACCTCTACTGAGAAGGAAGACCATGAATAAGATCTGCGGGCATTGTAAGAGGGAGTTGCCATTAGAGGCGTTCGGCAGAGACCGCAGCCGTAAAGATGGTCTGTTCAACTGGTGTAAGAAGTGCAATCGGGCAGATTGTTTGCGGCGGTTTCATGAGAAGACAAAGAAACAGCCCGTGTACATAGAACGTAGCAGAATCGCACTTGCTAATCGTAAGCAGAAGATTCCCGAGAAGCTCAAGGCACGTTCTATGGCTGGAGAGAAGGTTCAAAGCCTCAAGAAAGCAGTTTGTGAGAAATGCGGCGAAACCAACGACCTACAAATGCACCACCCAGATTATGCGAGGCCGCTGGACGTCGTGACCCTCTGTATCAGACACCACTTCGACGCTCATTATGGAGCCGCAATATGACAGACTCTATTAACAATAAAACAGCACCATTGAGCGAAAACGCCTCATCCGGTGCTGTTAAAGATACTATATCAGAAAGGTAAAGGCATGGCTAAGTGGCGACAAGAGCAAGCAATCAACTGGCAACTAAAACGCGTGGTTAGGGATGCCACGAAGGTCAAGGAGACCCAACCCAATGAATGATGAGATACCCTGTGACTGGTGTGATAGAGAGACTCAGGTTACGTGTCCCCAGTGTTTCGGAACTGGGTTTATACAAGAGGAGGATAGTGATGAATGATGAAGCCTTACACGAAAAAGTGTTGAATATATTAGGCCGTCTGGTCGTTTGCAAGACCATCCACAATAAAGGTGACCACAGTTGGGTGGACGGAAAATGTACGACCGAAACCCTGGCGGCTAAGGAAATCCTCCACCTCATAGCTAAGGATAGGGAGAGGGTGGAGCGGGAAGCCAGACTGGATGAGCTGAGTAAGTGGCGCATTGGCTTACAACAGCGTATCAAACGTACTGGCGGAGTGCTAAAGCAAACCCTTATTAATCAAGAGAATAGGACAGCCGACCGTATCGCTGCTCTTACTAACAAACCTAAACAAGATAAGGCGAATGATGCCTGACGTCTCCCTCAAGGAATACGTCGACCGCCGGTTCGACGAACAGGAGAAGGCTGTTAAAGCCGCTCTTGCATCTTCAGAGAAAGCAGCAGACATAAACCGTGGCGATGTTCAGAAGTGGCGGGATAACGCTAACGAATGGCGCGGGGCAATGGGCGACAGGGAAAGAGATTTTTTAACGAGGAAAGAATTTTATGCTATGGTCGCCACAGGAATCGCCGTGGTGGGATTCTTTCTTGCTTTTAAACATTAAGGAGACAATATGGAACGTAAAGAGAAAGAAATAAAACTAAGCAAAGAAGCCGGTATTAAAGCTACTCCAGAAGAAGTGATTGAGATACGTAAAAAGGCCGCTAGTGTGGAGCCATATGACGATATGTGGCCGGAGATAGTATAATAAAGATGCTCTCTTACGGCGTTAACCCTTTAGTCCGTAGTGCCCGTAAGCATTGGTTAACGACAGAGTACCCATGGTATAATTTAGGTGCAGTATTGCACCGACTAAACAGGCGCACCCTAAACCTACTGTGGCTAGTAGGGCAGGAATCTACCAAGGGTTGAGAGCCCCAGGCTTGAAACGCGGAAGGAGAACAAGCACGTCGTGTTGAACGGTGCATGCAGCGACCGTTGCCACCGCTAATAACAGCCAGAAACGCAACTCAAGAGGTCTCCGAGAGGGGGCTTTTTGTTTACTTAGAAGTTACATAGACTGTATAAAGTTTACTTAGATCACCAAAACTACACTAGCTGTATAGATTAGTGTAGTTTTTATACAGTACTCGGTACTAACTGTTCAAAGTTATACAGTTGTGGAATTCAATTCCATCTTTTCTATTTATACGAGCGTACAGTTGACTGGCTATACGAGGCTGTACAACAGGGGTAGTTCTTATTATCGCTTATTTATACGAAGCGTGGATATTTGGCTTTTTCTTTACCCATTGATTTTGATGTGTGTAGTGTGTATAGTGATAGTATGACAAAAAAAGAACTGATCCGGGATCTTACAGAGTTAAAAAATAGTAAGGACACGGAGAGTGCGCATATCGATGCAGACGAATTATTGGTGGAGTTCATCAATGACCCAGAAATTAAAGCTGCCTATGACGCTATCAGGAAATGGTATGCCTAGAGTAAACATTTATATCCGCAACGAAGACTGGGAGGCTTGGCAGTCCATAGAGGATAAGCCGGAGTTTATTCATGATGCCATCAATTTAAAAGAAATGTATAAAATGAAAAAGCTACCAGTTTATTTTATTAAACCTGGTTCTCGTGGCTATGAGAAGCTTGGTACAAACTTACACCCATCTACAGCAGCAAGAATAGTAGAAGCTGACGTACCGCTAACACCTGGGTTACGTTATTTAGCTGAAGAAGAGGTTCGTACAGAACCAGAGGAAACAGCATGAACGTAGCATCTTTAGAGCTTTGTAAAGAACTATACGAATTGAGCGGATGGGATGACACATATTTCAGCTGGAACTTTAACAGTAGCGTGCCTGAACAGGGATGGTATGTAGATGACGACAATCTAGCTTATCCGAAAAGTGACACTTATCCGGCTTATGATCTTGGCTATCTGTTACAGAAGCTACCAAAGAATATAAGCAGAAATGGAAACCTATATTGGCTTACCCTGGACTGCAATTTACGTGAAGAATGGATGGTCTGGTACAACGGCCGCAGTAGTGACGATTTAATGCCAGACGTCGATTATTCACTAGTATGTGCTGACACTCCTGAAGACGCCGCCGCCAAACTCGCTATTGAACTATTTAAACAAGGTATCTTGAAGCCACTTGTAGAGCCATTGGAGCCAAGCATATGAGCGAAACTTTATTTGAAAGCAGCAGCCCGGCAGTCGTTAGCACTCTACTTAGGATCGCGACAGAGTCTGACCACACAATGATCATGACTTTTAACGGCAAGAAATACGAAGTGGTAGTTAGGCCATTGGAGGAAACGACGTGAGAGACTTTGAACGTATACACAAAAGACGCAGCGAGATCTTTGACGCCTTCCCAGGATTGTACGAAGCCTACGAACAAGAGCCTATTGTGCATAACTATATTGAAACTGGAATAGCCCAGGATGTGCCTGTCGAGGATATAATTGTCAAGTTCGTAAACGCCCTAATATCGACCAAGAACAAAAACTTTGATCTGGCAGTATCAATGCAGCAAATGTCCACTCGACCGTTGATGATGGTACCTATGAACACTGATGAAACGGAACTTAAGAGGTTTGACCCTAGGGCTGACAAAGGGAGTATTTAGAATGGGTAAGACAAATTGTGCTACATGCAAGATACCAATAAACGTACCGAGGATTTACCCCGTAACGGTATGCAATCCTTGTATCAGGTATCTTAATTCTCTGGATGATAAAGAGTTTGCCGAGGTAGCAGTAAACTGTTTTGGGAAGACCCGCAAAGAAGCAGACAAATGGCTTTCTAGGCCTACGCTAGAGGATAAAGAATAATGGTAGCACTAACCGACGAAGAATACAACTTAGCTAGTACATTCTGTACGAACAGTTCGCGTATACTTGAACTCCACCCATATTTCCTCACATTACCGTTTACTTACCGTGCTCAAAAACGAGAGGCAAAACAATTGCATAAGGAGAATGGTTTGATAATAGATAAACTGTTTAAGCGTTTTGCTGAGGATAAAGAATGAAACAACGTATCGACCCTCTCGTAGTCATAGGATACGTGCTTGGAGCCATCGGTATTATTTACTCCGTAACAAAGATTATTATGGATAACCTAAGTGTATAACGTAGTATTTGGAGAGAAAGAATGAGCAAGCTAGATGACATACTTAGTATGGATGGGTACGCAGATGACACTGGTGGTAAATGCCCCATATGTGGACACGATCATTTAGATCACGAACCTGATAAGTCAGACTTCAAAGATACCATCAAAACCCTTTTCCTAGAACTAGTCGGCGAAGATGAGCTATCTGAGCACTATACAGTCACAAATTCTACAGGGGTAGATTATCAGGAAGACAACAACCAAGGCCGTAACGATCTGCGTGCTGAATTAAGAGAGAAGATAAATAAACTATGAAGAAAACAGATGTTTTAGCAATAATCTTGGGAGCTATAGTACTAACACTGTTTGGGCTACTATTCTCTGCACTCGCTACCGGTAAAGCAAACTTTTAATGGTGCGGGTTTAGTTGATAGGCCGTTTTTTCTAGGCTATAATAGGCTAGTTCACACTTAGAAGTTACCTCACTTAAATGGGCAGTTGCGTAGAGAGGTAACTCTTGTAGGTGTGAACAACCGCGCGACTGTCCATTTTTAATAGGAGGATATATGGATAAACTATCGATCTATTTAGAAGAAATTCCACTAGAGCTTACACCTAAAGAAATAGAGGAACTTATTAGCGGACTTGAAGCCCATCTGGAACAATTCAAAGTGTGACGAACCCATAGGCTAGGGTGTTCGTTTTTTGTTCGGATGGTGTTATAATGCAGGCACTTGAACTAGAGAGGCAGGCATTTAACAGGCATGGCTTTTGGTAAACACACTGATCCATTAGTAGGGGCGAATACTCAATTTAAACCTGGTGAATCGGGCAATCCTAATGGTGCCCCAAAAGGGTATAAACATCTTTCAACGCATATTCAGGAGATGCTTAATGACCCTGAATTCTCTATGCTCCTTCCTGATCTTCGTGATGGTTTTAAAGAACACAAAGGTGCCCCGATAAAAGCTATCGTACGCGTAGCCACTATACGTGCCGCACAGGGCGAGAAGGAATCTAGAGAATGGTTAGCCAAGTATGGATATGGTCAGAAGCTACAACTGAGTAATGACCCTGAAAATCCGATAACTCCTACTAATCCTGAGATTGTTGATAAATGGACTGAATACTTAAAGAGCCAAACACGTGAGTGAGATTGATGCTATCTCCCCGACTGCGTGGATAGTAGGAAATAGTCTAGTCAACGAAAACCAACAACCCATAGAGTTTAGTAACCATAGGTTCTTAATCGAGCCTTTTGATGATATGCACCCGGATATCGTGGTGAAGAAATCGGCACAGATCGGTTTTTCTGTTTTAGCAATCTTAAAGTCTTTTTGGCTCGCCAAATACAAATTGATGAATACGATATACGTACTACCTACACAAGATATCGTAAAAGGGTTTGTAAACCCGAAGGTTGACCCACTCATTGCTTCTAATGATCCACTTGCTAAAGCAGTCAATAAGGACTCTGTAACACTCAAGCAGGTGGGTGATAGATTTGTACACTACAAAGGATCTGCGAGCCAGAGAGAGGCTATTAGCACGTCTGCTGATCTTTTAGTGATTGACGAATATGACAGGTGTATGGATATGAATGTGCTTAACACCTATGACTCACGCCTCCAGGCTTCTATCTATGGTTGGCGCTGGAGGTTTTCTAACCCCTCCGCCATTGGGTTTGGCGTGGACGCACTCTATCAAGACTCGGATCAAAGACACTGGTTTGTCGAGTGCCATAGTTGTAAGCACAGATCTTATATGGAGTTTGAGAAAGAACCGCCTGTAGCAAACGAATCGTGGCTACCCTCACATTATGTTGATACAAAGAAAAAGATATATGCATGTGGTAAGTGCGGTGGTGAGATAACTGATTCAGACCGTAGAAATGGTGAGTGGATTGCTAAGAAACCTGGGCACGCGAGACACGGTTATTGGTTCTCACAGATGATGGCACCTTGGGTTACAGCTAAGCGGATATTGGAGCAGAAAGAGGAGTCGTCTGTGGACTTCTTTCACAACTTTGTACTCGGGAAAGCTTACACTCCATCGGATATGGTGGTTAACCGTGAGACGATCTTACGAGCAAATGCTCCATCCGCTATCTCTAGGATTAACGTTGTTATTGGTGTAGACCAGAACGTATCAGAACAAATCTATGTGATGATGACGCCCCAAGGTGTGTTCGCCCATGGTAAAGCTAAGTCCTGGGAAGAGATCGAACACCTTAAACTTATGTACGACGCTGTAGTTGTGTGTGACCCTAATCCTTATTCAACAATGCCGAAGATTATGGCTCGTAAGTATTCAAACTGGTACATGTGCTACTTCAAAGCTATGGATGGTATGGAAATTGTGCAGTGGAAGGATTCGGTCGTATATGCCGATAGGACGCGTTTGCTTGACTTAGTGGCCACTGAGATCGCTGAGGCCAAGTTATTGTTCAGAGAAGCCCCATACGCGCTTGAGGACTACATTAAAGATTGGTCAAATATATACCGAACAACTGTTGAGAAGGAGGACGGAAGAATTAAGAGTGAATGGTTAAAAAAGGAGGGGCAGCTAAGTGACTACAGTTTCGCAACAGCATACGCAAGGATTGGGTTAAGCAGGGTGATGGGCGGGGTTTCGCAGTTGATTGAACCAACGGTTAACTCGAGCCAAGCATCGATGACTGACACCGCTACTGAATTGGGGGTGAGAACAACTTTAAACAAAGCCGTGGAGGAAACATTTGAGAGGATGAATTATGGAGACTGACCAAAGGTATCGAATACTTGTTAACCTCGTACGGACTGACCGGCCTAAATACTGGACATGGCACTGCCCACATTGCCAGATGAAAGTGTGTGAACTGAGTAACGTGGAGGCTGTGGGGATGACTGATCTTATTGATATGACTAACCTAGACAAGGGTTTGGTGGGGACACGGTGTGATGGCAGAAGCCCTTATGGTGTGGGACGGTGTAATTATTGGTATTACTTTAATTTAGGTGAAGCTGCGCCTAGAAAGCCGAAGGTGGTATAATAGAGATAATGAACACCGAAGTCTTGAAGGAACTGGATAAGGACTTTTGGCATGATCTGTCCGTCTTCATGGAACAGCTGGAACGACATGGTTTTATTCGCTCGAGTATGACCAATGAGGAAGAGGGAAAGCTGCATGATCTTATGGATGAGACGGTTAAATTATTGATAGAAAGCGTGAAAGCATATGACTGATAAGAGACCAGACGGATATAAAGCGAAAAGCTTTGAAGGTCGGCCAATCGCTATTGAATGGCACGCTGATGGCTCAGTCACACTCTGTAAAGAGATTGTGGAACAAATCTATAAATCTGGCGATGTATCATTTCTAGTGCCACCCCCTCCTGGGACTATGTATCTCATGAATAATTTGTCCATGGGTAATAAATGAGCTTTAGAAACACATTCGTAACAGACTTTTTCTACTCAGGAGATGATCCAGCATATATTCCTGCTGTCACTGATGCATTTAACGCACATTGTAGTGTAGTTGAAAACCACGTAGATGAACGAGGCTTTGGTTATTACTCAGGCTTTATAAAGACTTCTAGCCTTGGTTGTGAGTTATCCGAGCTTGAGCTAGAAAGCTTAGTGAGTGATCTCTCAAAGGCTACGAGAATACCGTTTAGAATAACTGTAATGCAAGAATCAGGTGCAGTTATTACTTATCCGATTGAACCACGATAGTATTTATATCAGAGGTAGGCACACAAAAGCCTACCTCTTTTTGTTTGTAGGTGTTAGAATGCTGGTAAGAGGACATTCCCCACATCGGATTCTTTTTGATGCACGGGAACAACCCATACTCCACAAGCCAGAGCGCTTACGAACCACTCTTCAGCGAGACGTACTTACCTGATGAACAGTACGAGCTTTTTAATCTCTCTATGTCGGATGACCGGCTACAGAAGATGCTCATTGATTCCCTTAACGAGAACGTAGCTTATTGGAACCAGAAACCTTGGATGCTGGATAAGACTGACAAGGACAATGTTAATTTTCTTTTAGGTGATCAGCTGAATGACGTTGAGTTCTTAATCAACGACGCCAAATATGTAGACAACCGTATGTTTGCCTCTGTGCGGGCTATTCTAAGCTATGCTACTGGACAGTTAGCTGTTCCTGAAGTCACACCAAGTAAGGGTGATAAAATTTACTTAAAGGGTGCGAGAGACTTACAGAGCGCTCTCTTTCAACACGCCGCAGATGAGAAGGTAGATTCTAAAACACGTGCAGCTGTGCTCAACCTTATTACGAGGAAGCGTGGATACTTAAAATTACGCTGGGATCCAAATGCAGGGATGTTTGGGGATGTAGTGACGGAGGTCTGCAACCCTGAGGATATAATTATTGACCGGAATGCTCCATATCTTGGTAACCCAAATGTTATTTACCACCGAGTAAGGTGTACTGTTGATGAGTTAATTTCAAGATTCCCTAAAAAAACCAATGATATTAAAGTCGCCTATTCGATCAAACAGGGTAGATTCACGCAGATGTCACGCTTTGTTACTTACTTTGAGGCATGGTTCACCTACATGGACAAGAACGCCCCTAAAGAGGGAGTAGCGTGGTTTGTGCCCGATCACAACTTAATTTTGGATAAGATGCCCAACCCTAACTGGGTGTACACCGGTGATGATAAAAAGGACAAGATTGCGAATGTCATGTCCCGACCTCCGAAGCCTTTTATTGCGTTCAACTATTTGAACTTAGGCCACTCCTTTATTGATGAAACATGTTTGTTTGAACAAGCTAAGCCAATGCAGGAGATGCTTAACAGACGCGGCAGGCAGATTTGGGAGAACGCTGACTACGTGAATGGACGTTGGGTAGCCTCTAAGAAGTCCTTTAGTGCGGAGGATGCGTATAAGCTGGTGAATAAAGGTGCAAAGACTATTGCTTTAGCTGACGCTGATGACGTGTCCAAATCTTTGGTGAATGTTGCCTCCGCCGAGCTTCCAGCCTATGTGTATAACACCTTACTTGACTCTCGTGGTGAGATTGACGTGATGATGGGTACACCCGCCCAGTTTAGAGGGGCGCAACCCCAAGGTCAGGACACACTCGGCAGGGATTTGATGGTTAAGCAGCAGGCGGGAATGTTACAGGACGACCTTGTAAAGGCTATCTCGTCAGGGATGGAGGAGTACTACAAAGTTCTCCTACAGACGATGCGGGTTTACTACACAGATGATTATTGGTTCCAGTGTAAAGGGGCTGATGGGAAGTATGAGTTTATCATGCTCAACGGTGAGACTTTGGACACTAACGTAAAAGTTGGCGTACAGGTTGATTCAACACTTCCAGTGGATAAACAACAGATCCGATCTATCGCCCTCGAGCTTCTTAAACAGAATAAGATTGACTACCGCACCGCTATGGAAGATCTTGGATTACCTAACCCTGAGATTAGGGCTGAAAGGTTTATGAAATCGCAACTTGACCCAGCGGGTTATACAAAATCTATTGAACTCTCACAGATTAATACTGAGGCTGAATCAGACATTATGCTGCTTAAGATGGGCAAAGTCCCGGATGAGCGGGATGAGTATGATGAAGACTATCTGAATTACTTTAATAAGTTTGTAAGCTCCAATCGCTTTAGTAAGATGCAGGGTGAGAAGACTGAACAAAACCCAGATGGCGACCCAGAGAACGCGCAGCGTATACTCGCTTTCCTGATGGCCGTGCAGCAGGTGGCCAATGATAGTGCTAACCTACAGGAACTTACGTTAGACGCAGCCGAGATGATCCCAACTCCTCCTCCACAACCGCCAATGGGAGCAGCCCCTGGCGAATCTACGAATGGTTTGCCGCCAGTTCCAGGTAGCCCGCAGGGGGCACCACCAGTTGACACGGGCGTAACCCCCGCAACTCCACCAGTACCAACACAATAATTGAGGGATAATATGAACGAAGAAACAAAAGGCACACCAATAGTAAACGAAGAAGTCGCAGACTGGGGCAATCAGACCCGAATTGTTGAACCGGGTGTAACGGATGAGCAAGGGAATGAACAGCGAACCGAAGAGGTGGAAGAAAAAGTTGAAGATACCGAAGAAACCCCAGAAGAACCAGAATACGAACAACCTACCCCTGTTGTAACGGTGGAAGACCCAGGTGAGTTTAAGCCCAATGATTACTCGTTTGATGTTGTTGTCTACGATGATGAAAGTAAGAAGCCTAAGACAGTTAAGATCAAATCGGCCGAAGACTTCGACAAACTTTTGGATGATGATGCAAACTTTGGTTCTTCTGGGGCGCTACTTAAAGCCCAGCGTTTGGCTACCAAAATGGAAACTAGCTTGGAGCGTGACGAGGCTGAGTGGAAGAAGAAGAAAGACGCTTATGAAGAACAAGCTGGAACTTTAGAGGCTAGGAACGAGCAGATCGCCAACATTGCAGCCGAGATAAACTATCTGGTTGGCAAAGGCAAGCTTCCTAAGGTAGAAAAGAAGTATGAGAATGCAAACTGGAGTGATCCCGAGGTTGCTAAGCAGCCGGGCGTTAAAGAGCATCTTGAGCTTTTGAGTTATATGCGCAAGGAAAACGACGATCGTAAGAAACACGGTCTCAAATCCCAGGTTTCAGTTATTGATGCATTTAATGCAATGACTCTCGAAAAACGGGACAACAAAGCTAAAGATGTGAAGAAACAGGCAGGTGAAGCTCGTAAGGAGGCCGGTGCACGTGTAGCGGGTAGCTCCCCCGCACCAGTCAGTAGTCCTGCGCCTAAAGGCATTGCTGTAGGGCGTGGCGGCTCGTTAAGGGATATTAATTCTGGCTGGTAGTTGACTTTTTACTTTAGCTAGTACAAAATGTAGGAAGCGGATTTCCCCAACAAATGTTGGGGATTTTTCTTTTTGACAGTCCCCTATAAAGGAGAGACATGTCAGCAACTGCACAAAACGACCGCGTTAATAACATTACCCTTGAAGATATCAACAGCAAGGTTGTAGATACTGTTAACCGTTCGAGCGAAATTATGAAACGAGTTGTAAGCCGCCCAGAACGATGGAATGGCCGCAGCTTCCAGAGTCCAATCTTTACTAATAACTCGAGCCTCGGCCAGAGCTTTAAGGGTACGGAAACCTTTGACACTGCGATTGACTTTAATACCCAGCAAATGACCTGGTACCCTACGGGTTACGCACAGCCAGTTGGTGTGTCGGTAGTTGAGCGTTCGATCAACGCGACTCCAGCCGGTGTGGTAGACCTTTACAAGGCTTCTTACCAGTACGCACAGAACTCAATGATCACTGCTTTGGGCACCATCTTTTACGGTACGGGTGCCGGCAACGACTTTGACGGTTTGGGTGTCATTGTAGACGATGGTACTTCGACTTCTAGTTACGCAGGTTTGATCCGCGCCACTTACCCAACAATTAACGGTTTCTTGGTAAGTGCTTCTGGTGGTGTCCTTGACCTCGCTACTATGGCCTCCGCCGATGACGGCGCGACCATCTCTGGTGACATGAGCGAAACGCCAAACGTTATCATGAGCAACCAGACAGTGTGGAGCCTTTACGACTCTCTGCTTGAGCCAACTTCTCGCGCCACTTACGGTGCGATGGGTGGTGAGTTCATTAATGGTGGTACGGCTGTTAAGCAAAGCCCATCACAAAACAACGCACAGAACCTAAACGCCGGTGCAACCTCTGTAAGCTACCGTGGTAAGCCATTTGTACGCGACCAGAAAAGCCCGACAGGCAAATTGTTTGGTCTTAACGAAAATTGGTTCTACTTCCGATCACTTCCATTAGTAGGTTTGGACATTGTAGCTACTACCGAAAGCGTCACTACTGGTGCTTACGACAACTACAAAGTCAGTGCCTTCCAGTTCCGCAAACCAATGATGCCTGTTAACCAGTTGTCAGAAGTCGGTATCTTCGTTATGTATGGCCAGTTCTACTGCGAAAACCCGAACCGCAACTTCCTTATCAGTAACATCACAACCACTTAATAAGAATTAAGGAGATACAGATATGTTAGCAGCACGAATGCAAATCTTTGACCAGGACGCCCGTACGGTCAGTTCAACTCAAGGCGCAGCCGCCCTTGGCCAACAAGCACAAACAGACGACGGCCGCACCTTCCGCTACGGTAAAAACGGTGGCGTAGCTCTCGCACCAGGCAAAATGAACGACGGAGCAAACGTTGTCGCCAACCACGTTAACCTTGTTGTGGCGACTGCCGCAGCTGTGGGTGACACTCAGGTAACAGTTACCCTTGGTGGTACTGCCGCAACTCTCGACCAGTACGCTGGTGGTATGTTGTGGGGGAACGTCACTTCTACTGGGCTTGGTATCGGCTACCTGATTAAGGGTAACCCAGCCCAGGCTACAACTACGGGTAACTTAACCGTCCAACTTGTAGAGCCTATCCAAACGGCGATCACGACCACTACCAAAGTAAGCCTCGCCCCAGCCCTCTATAGCGGCATTGTATTGACTCCATCTGCAGCTACCGCTGGTGCAGCTCCTATCGGTGTGTTTACCGGCTCGAGCCTCCCAATCAGCAACTATGGTTGGTTCCAAATCGGCGGCCCAGCGCCTCTACTTTCTGACGCCACAGTATACACCCTGGGTGAAGAAGTCTCACAAGCAGCAAGCGGTGTCGCGGGTTCTGGCTCGCTGAAAGTCGCTACCTTGCCTACTTACGGTGTAGCAATGCAACTTGGCGTATCTGGTCAGTACCAACTAGTAAACTTGAGCTTAAACTAGGAGTCCAAAATGGCTAAAGAGAAAATCGAAGTCACCGATGCGTCGATTGAGACCCCAGAACCTAAAGTCGTGCCACAAAAATCGCCCGAATATGTTCATGTCCCAGGTACCGTTCATATCAACGCCTATTACGGCGCTGTCGAAGAGGCTAAGGCTAAATTAGGCGCGGCTCAAGCCGAACTAGATGAGGCCAAGAGAGCTCTTGAAGAGAAAAAGCAAAGTAGTGGGTTGTTGTAATGGCTACAAACTTACCTATTGAGAACTATGTACCCGCCGTGAAGGACGCCCGGGGTATTTACACCCGGCTTCCAGTTACTCTTAACGGTACGGCAGCCACTCTTTCGGTTGGTGGTACTTTGGCCGTCACAGGTGCTAGCACCTTTACGGGTGTGGCAACCTTTACTGCCTCCCCGGTGTTCACTGGTGGCCGCGTGCCAAACGTCGTATCTGGGCAAGGGGCTACGGTAACTTTGACAGCGGCACAGAGTGGTTCGGTCTGCTTATTCGACCGTGCAGCTGGTATTGTGTACACCCTCCCCGCCCCTGCGGTTGGGCTAGAGTTTGTCTTTGTTGCCACCACTACTGTCACTACCAACAGCTATAAGGTGATCACTGACGCGGGCACGACCTTACTCGCTGGTGCGATCCTAGGTAATGTGGATAACACGGCTAACAAATCCTGGGTTGGCAACGGTACCAACCACATTGCTGTTACCCAAGCTGCAGCGAGCACGAATGCTACGGGCGGAATAATTGGAAGCTATCTACGTTTTGTCTGCACGACAACCCTACAGTGGAATGTCACCGGTATGACGATCGCTGGTGGTACACCAAGTACTCCATTCGCCACCTCGTAGTGGTACAATTAAGCATTGAGGGCTCTGCGGGAGCCTTTTTTGCTATGTTCCATTTTTGTTCGATGTTTGATATACTACGCTTAATATGGACGTGGAAACAATCACTAGTAAAAAAGAAGCTGTTTCAAAGAAATTCGACGAATTAAAGGCTCAGCGTGACTCTATCGACGCTGAAATGAATCGCTTACAGGGCGAGTATCGTCTAATTGATGAGTTGCTTACTGTTGATCCTGCTAAGGTTATTGATGCTGAGAGAACTTTAAAAAAGGAAACCAATGGAAAAAAATAACGCGGCTGGCCCTGGGTCGGTTGAAGACCAAGGGATTGCCCCCAAGCCTCTCCTAGAGGGTGCGACAGCTTACGAAGTAGTCACGGTCTTTAATCCTCTTTCTGTCGATTTTTACGGCATGGTGGGGCAGGATAAACCTGTTAACTTACCCTTTGAAATCCGCCGAGATAGTGTAACCAATCCTATTAGCACAACAGAAGCAGATGTGAAGCGAAATTATGGGCTGGATCTTAAGAACCGCGACCACAATGCACGTTTGCCCATTACGAATAAAGTTTTGATCCGAAGTGGTTCAACTCTCAACCTATTTGGTAATGAAGCGCAGGTGGTTGTGAGACAACTCGTGAATGAAATCATGCAGCGCGAAGGCAAAAAGTTGCTCTTGGCTGACCCTTACCAACGGAGTCTTGTCGAAAATAGAGTTGTACGTTCACGTAGGAGTACCACGGAGGCTATTGGTGGGGTGGATAGTGTTACAGATCAGATGCGTGCAGGCGTTGATAAACTAAACGAGCAAGAAAATGAAGCATTCCCCGAACTCCGAGCTGCTGAGCCAACTGCAGGATTTGCTGAAGGAAGTGGAAACGGCGGAGACGCGGTTAAGCGTAGCCCAAGCCGACCTAAAGCAGACAGCACTCGAGCAGCAGCAGCTACAGTCTAAAATTGATGCTGAAACGGCCATTTTACTCACAGAACGTGAGAATGAGCTTAGTAGTAGGTTGGATCCGTTGAAAAAAGAGATTCTAGGGTTAGAAAGCACTAAGAAGGTACTCATTGGGGGAGTAGAGTCTTTACAAGGTAAAAAACGGGATACTTTTGACGAGATCGAACTATTGAAGAGCGACGCTCTAACTCTCCAGACACAGATTGATGAATTTACCGCAAGGCTTAGTGACCTTAATGACACCACCGCTAGGAAGCGGGGTGTCATTGTTGGCCTCAGTGAACAAATCGGCACGCTTAAGGGGTCTATCCTTCCCCTTGAAGACAGCAAAAGATCGTTGGAAGAGTCGATTGGTTTATTGATTGACAAAAGAGAAGATCTTGTGGAGCAGATAGGTGAATTAGAAATCGAAATAGCCTCGAAAAAGGAAACAGCTGAGCGAGATCTGAATACTATCTTATTGAGGGCATCTACAGCACGGGAAGAATACAATCAGTTCACCGACCAAATGAAGGTTGAGCGTGAGAACATTGCCGTACGGGCGCGTTCGCTAGATGATAAAGATAAAGTACTTCGCGTGAGGGAGATAAAGGTCACGCAACAGGAGGCCTCTATTAAGCAGAATGCGGCTTTGCTAGAGATGTAGTATACTGTAGGAAGCGGAATTCCCCAATTGAGGGATTTTTTAATGTCAAAAGACATTTCACCTAATCAACGAGAAATATTATACGCACGTAGTACCATAACCCAGTCTGCTGAGTACCTAACCAGTACCAACCACGTGTTAAACAGCTCCGCTACCATCGGTGGGTCAGCCCTGCCTATCGCGGGAGCGACAACGGCTGTTGGGGTAGCTATTGTAGATGGGTCAGGAAACCAGATTACTTCGTTTGGTGGCGGGACTCAATACGCAGATGGTGCTGCACGCGGTACAGCTACTGGTACCCTTGCGATGGTGGACGACGGGACTCTTATACAGTCTGCCAAGGGGGATTCTGACGGAACTCTCAATAACAACACTACCAAGCTTGGTGGGACGGCGATTGATACTAACTCTGGGAACAAGTCGGCTGGAACGCAGAGATTTGTTTTAGCAACTGACCAGCCCCAACTTACGAACGCACTAAAGGTTGATGGGTCTGCAGTAACCCAACCAGTCAGTGGGACAGTGACAGCCAATATTGGTACGACTAATGGTCTGGCGCTGGACGCCACACTCACGGGAGGTACTGCGCAGACAAAGATTACCGATGGCACGCAAATTGCAAATACGATTGCTGGAGACTCAGGGCAGAACGCAGTATTAACAGCGCCAACACGCAAGAGTGTATCATTCACTACTACTACCGTTCAGTCTGTGGCGTCTACGGACGTAAGTAATTATAGTTCTGTGTCCGTCCAGATTAATGCGCAGGGAACAAATTCATCTGTAGTATTCCAGGCATCTAACGATAACTCAAACTGGTTCCCCGTAGTTATGATACAGGAGGGGTTTTCTAATATTGCTGGGGCTACTACTGTTGGCGGTACCGGTATATTCGTAGGTAGTACAAGTGCTCGCTATTTTAGATTAAACGTAACAGGCATATCTGCCGGTACTACCTCTGGGCAGATTATATTCTCAGCTTCAAATTGGGCACTTCCATCATTAGGGATGACAGCCCTACAATCTGGTACCTGGACAGTGGGCTCTAACTCGGCTACAGGATCAGCAGTTCCGGCGAATGCGTTCTATTTGGGTATAAACGACCTTGCTACAGGTAACCTCACCGGTGCTCGTGGCCTCAGTTCAACCTCCAATACCTCATCTGGCGTGCTTGGCGCGGGTATGGCCGCCGTATTTGACGATACCTCCCCAACTTCTATTACTGAAAACAACTGGGGCACCCTCCGCATGTCTGCGAACAGGAACTTATATAACACTATCCGCGACGCAGCCGGTAACGAACGGGGAGTGAACATCACTGCCGGTAACGCTTTGCAAGCTGATACAACTAGCATTGCGGGGACTGCAGTTTCCACGGGTGTGGGAGCTGTTGGAGCTGGTGTACAGCGTGTTGTAGACGCCAATGGTGCAGGACGTACTTTAGCTTCTGCTGGCGGGTCTGCAAGCTCCTCAGGTAACAACACTCTTGTGGCAGCGGGTACGAACAAGCTCAAAGTTTACGCTTTCTCTCTTACGACTACTTCCACTACAGCCGTTACGTGTATATTCCAGTCAGGCGCGAGCGGTACTGAACTATGGAGAGTTGTATTACAAGCCCCAACCGGTGCTAATGTGGGCGCTAACTTAGCTGTCGCCGTCCCTAGCTATATATTCTCTACCGCTTCTGCGACGCTTTTGAATTTAAACTTAAGCGGCGCACAGACTGTTCATTGGAGTGTCGCCTATTATGACGAGGCTTGATGGCACGCCTTCACCAAAGCGGCTTTGAACTTAATTCACTCACTACAAGTGTTGAGTGGCTAACTATTGGAGCGACAGGGGCGACGATTACAACGGGTGCCGCCCGTTCCGGTACTTACGGGTTGCGGCTTTCTTCTCTCACATCGGCAACGGCAGCGGGTACGCTCTATAAATGGGCCGCAGCAACGGGTGCCGGGCCATTCTTTTTAAGGGTGTATCTCAATGTTCAAACGCTTCCATCAGCTTCTAACCATATTATTTCTCTCAATGGTGCCTCTGGTACTGTTGGATCAACTCCTAGGAGTAAGATAACTCTTGAAGCAAATGGGACTTTAATTCTCCGTAACGGTGCGGGTACGCAGGTAGGATCAGCCTCCTCAGCTTTAAGCACCAATACCTGGTATATGGTCGAATTAAAGCATGACGCCTCTCAGGCGGGCGCTACTGACGTCCTAGAGGCTAAAGTAGATGGGTCTGTCTTTGCGACAAGTTCTGTCCAAACACTCTCGAACGTTTTTGCCTATTCGGTGGGAGCTAATATGGATTCTGAGGCTCAAACTACAGGAGAGTGGTGGTTTGACGATACAGCCATTAACGACACAACCGGTTCTTTTCAGACTGGATATCCTGGTTCGGGGAAGATTATTCATCTTAAACCGAATGCCGCAGGAGATTCTAATGGTTTCTTAGTTAATGTTGGAGGTACCGCCGGTGCTGGAAATAACTTCACGCGTGTCAATGAGATCCCTCCTGATGACGTCACTAGTTATAATGCGTCAGCTCTCCTTAACGCTGAAGATTTATTTAACTGTGATAACTCGGGTATTGGAGCCTCGGATACGGTAAATACGGTGCTGGTGGGTGCAAGGTTTGCCAATTTGGTATCGGCTGATGCCACTGCAGCTATTAAATTTGAAATTGAGAAAACTGCCTCAGGGACGAAGACACAATCAGCAGCGATTATCCCCAATACAACAACCTGGAACACGAATGCTACGGCAGTCCCGAGGAACTATCCAATTATTACCTATCAAGACCCTGACGGGGCTGCATGGACACAGACGACTCTTGATTCGATGCAAATTGGATATATTGAAAGCACAGCGAATGTCCAGACTATTGGGGTGACGAATACTTGGGCATCTGTGGACTACACTCCAGCTGCTGCAACTACTACAGTGAGCACAATGGCATTAATGGGAATAGGTTAATAAAGGAGACGATATGGCATTCACAGCAACGGTCAGTTCAATAAATTTACAAAACGATAATTTCATAATAGATGTTGTCTTTAATGATAGTGCGACGGGTTATACATCGACGAAGACATATACTATATCTAATAGTGGCTCAGTTACGCAGGCTTCTGTGGTAGCGACGATCACAGCAGATGGGCAGGCGATAAAGAGTAATCTGACAACCTTAAACCAAATACAGTCTAGAGTAGGTGCTGTAATCACGATCTAGTGATATACTAATAAAAGCGGATTTCCCCAATTTATTTGGGGGTTTTTCTATTCCCAGGGAGTAACCAAGAAACTCATGGCAAAGAATATCACGACAACTGCTGCCACCACTGTTGCTACCCAAGCTGGCGCAATATTGATCCAGGTTAACGCCGCGCTTACAGGGACGATAACCGTCACCGTAGCCGGTTCGACACAATACGGGACTCCGGCAGCTACTATTGCGACAATCACTAACCCAACCGTTGGGAATATCTTTAAATATGGCGGTCTTGCGCAACAAGGGGCAGTTGTTGTAACGGCGAGTGCCACTTGTGATATTACCGTAACCGTTCTTTCAAGGGTGCAGTAATGTCTGTCGGTGTTCCAGTAACAATCTGGCAACCCACATCTGGTAATGGTGAGATGGGGGCGAGTGGTAATGTGAATATCACGACTCTTTTAGGGGTGCTCATTACAACCCTCTCGGGTGTGCAGCTTATTACTGATCTCAGTACATATACGCCAATCCCCACTTCTTTATGGGCGGAGAATGACGCATCATGAGTACTACTATTTCAGCCCTTACAGCGACTTCTACTATTGATGGTAGCGCGGATTACCTCGTAATTGACACGGCGTCTCCTAATGCGACGAACAAGATCAACCGGAATACCTTTTTGGGAGTAAATGGACAACCAGCAGATATCTCAACGGTTCAAACACTTACAAATAAGGTCATCGGTAACACAAATACCATAACGGCCAAAGATACCCTCTTTACGCTCCAGGATGATGGGGACACGACTAAGCAGGCAAAGTTCCAGCTTTCAGGGATTACGACGGCCACCACAAGGACATACACCGTTCCAAACGCTACAACAACTTTAGTGGGGACGGATGTGTCGCAGACCCTCACAAACAAGACCCTTACAAGCCCTGCAATTACCGGGGGGACAATAGATAACTCAACTATTACAGTGGATTCAATCGCGGGGCACACAAGCGCGACGGTTGTTACAGTAGCGGGGTTGCAGATCAGTGCGGGAGTCTTGAATACAAATAACTCAGTAATTACTGCGAATATTGCGGATAGCGCAGTCACACCGGCTAAGTTATTAGCCGGTACAGGTTCGGGTTGGGCTTGGCAGACTTGGACACCTACATTTACTAATGTCACAGTCGGCAATGGTACGCTCATGGCACGTTATGTGCAGATAGGCAAAACTGTTTATTATCGACTTCGATTGGTTTTTGGCACCACCACTGCCGTAAGTGGGGCTATCATTTTTAGTGTCCCGGCTACAATGAGTGCCGACTATATAACGAACGATTCGATTGGTAGCGCTTCTTTTCTTGATGCGGGCACCGCTGGGTACGAAGGGTTTCCTATAGTGGTGTCAACTACTACGGTCGAAATCCGGCCGATTGGCACTGCTTCCACTTACGGTACATACACTGCTTCTGCAAGTAGTACTATTCCTTTCACCTTCGGTGCGTCAGATGGATTTCAAACTACGGGATTTTACGAGGCCGCTTGAATGATTACCTGGCAAGATTCTTACCAAAAAACCCAAAGGTTGACCCGTGATCCCAGTGCGGGGACTCTTACCCAGCTTAAGCAGGATATGAACACTGGATACCATTTGTTTAATGCTAAACTCGCCCGCTACTATACCCGCAAGCAGCAGTTTACCAATTTAATTGCCCAACAGGGCATTTATCAAACTCCTGTAGATTGTGTGCGTGTGACAGGCATGACAGTTTTAGTAAGTAATACCTACCAACCACCTGTTAAAGAAGTGAGAAACGAATACCAATGGCGGCAGATAACTTCTTATAATCAGAATAGCAACTGGCCAGCCTGGTATTTTATGATCGGGAATGATGAGGTCTCACTGTGGCCTATACCTTCGCAAACAGTCACCAATGGTTTGAGATACTATTATCAGCCAGCCGATCATGATTTGACCATAGATGACGTGACCTCAATCTCTACAGGAGCTACAGTTACGGTTACAAACGGTTCCGCCACTATAACCGCATCAAGCGGTATATTCACTACTGACCAGACAAGCCTTTACTTTCAAGTAACGGGTGAGGTGGACAATACTGCTTACGAAATTGTTGCATCGACTAGCACGACTTTGACTTTAAAATCTGCCTACGTAGGCTCCTCTGGTTCTGGTAAAGCCTGGAGGGTTGGGCAGCTTGGAATTCTTCCGAAACAATACGTTGACGCGCCCATGCACTACGCCCTGGGAAACTATTTCAGCGCCCAAGGCAATGAGGAGCGTTCACAATTCCACCTTGGAACAGAAGAATCACCCGGAATGTTCTACAAGATGCAGCATGATTGCGAACAAGAATACTCCAGTGCCATGTCTTCTAATGTCATTTCAGAGGACGATCTATACCTTAATACCTGGTTGTTGCCACCAACACCCAGCTTAAATTCGTAATGAGTAAGCCTTTAGTCTTATCAAACTTTTCGGGGGGTTGGGCGACCGATAAGAAACTTGGTATTGAGCACTCTTTTGCCTACTCCCAGGCTGTTGATTTTAGGAAGTCTCCATCGCAGATTACTCTGTTATCCCGAACTGCTAGAGAAGATAGCGGGGTTATTAAAGATCTTGTACAGAATATGGTCATGGACAATTCGGGGAAGCTCTATGGCATTGGTTCGCTAGGACAATTTTATCGTCGTACTACAGGAGCATCCTGGTCTGCTATAGGTGCATTGCCCAATGGGGCGTTTGGCCTCTTATACCGACAAGACCAAGACTCCATTTATATCGCTAGTGCAAAAACAGTGAGTTTGTACAATCCTGTATCCGGCACTCCATCTTTGCAGCCAAATTTTTATGGCATATCTCAGTCTACATATAACAACAATGCAAACACGGCACCTCTGAATGTCAACAGTAATCAGTTTGGTGGCACTATGACCACGGCCATAGGGACTTCATATGTGGAAGGAAACACGGCGCAGCTCAGATACTTTCAAACCGACATAGAGCCACTTAACAAGATTTCTATATTCGTTGTGGCGAAAGGTACGGGTAACTGGACATTAACGTTACACGATGGATTGAACAACAACTTAGGATCGGTAACCATCGCCGCCGCCAGCATGGCAAGTAACGCTTGGAATAATTTCGTCTTTACTACTCCTATACGCGTCCAAGTCTCGCCAGCGGCACAGACTTACCACATTCACGTAACTTCCACCGTAGCGGATGGGACAATCTCTTCCACTGCCTCTAATGATCTAAGTACTTGCGATCTTCAAGTTTGGGCTGACCGTTTGGTCTCACCTAATAATGGGATGCACCCTATGTCGAATTTTCAACAGTTTATCTGCATTGGAAATGAGCATTATCTGAGTGTTTACGAACCTTTGGGTGAGGCAAACCCTTCTAATTCCTCGTGGCAGCGGCATAAACTCACGTTCCCTCCGGGTTACGAGGTGTGCGGGCTGGCTGTGTTTAATGAATACTTAGCGATTGCTTGTGAGAAAACCTCGACAGGGAGCCAAACCCCACAAGACGGGATTATATTCTTCTGGGATGGGTTGAGTTCTACTTATAACTATTTCTTACAAGTCCCCGAAGGCTCCCCATATGCGATTCACCAGTATAAGAATGTGATTTTTTACTATGCTGGCGGGGCTTGGTACGCGCTCAGTTCCGTAACTTCTCAGCCTGAGAAGATTAGGACGATGCCCTTTGGGGAAAACTCACTAGGGAACAACAACGATACGACTAAAGTTTACCCGTATGCGGCTACTGTGAGAAACGGCGTTCAGCTAATGGCATACCCCTCGGTTTCTACTAATACGAATATAGAATTTGGGGTTTATTCTTGGGGTCAGGTGGATAAGAACTACGCTAACTCTTTTGGGTATTCTTATGTGATTTCCACAGGTTCTAAGACGTATTCCGGAAGTAACAACCTTTCGATAGGGATGGTGCAGAACTTTGGGGATAACTTGTTTATAAGTTGGCGAGATGATTCAAACGGTGGATACGGGGTTGACGTAGTAAACAGTAGTTCTAAACCTGCCGCTTACGCCACACTGGAGACGATAATTTACGACTTTGGGTATGTGGGGAAGACAAAAAACGCCAACTTTATGGAGGGGACGTGGTTAACCCTACCTGATGGAGTGACGGTAAGATTGAAATATTCAATTGACAGAGGTGCCTGGCAGTACTCACAGTACTTTAGTAACGTTGCTACCTTTGAAGGACTTTTAAATTACGCAAGGACTTCTCTGTTTGGTGGGGACAATATATCTGGAAGATTCAGCGAGCTCCAATTGGGTATTGAGATAAACTGCGATGACACAGTGGCTTCCAGCCCTACAGTTACGAGTATCAGCCTTGTATTTGATCCATTAACCGCTGAGGTGCTCCAGTAGTGAAAGATATATACGGACAGACAGACTCAACCTATGGGCAGGCAAAGCCCGCGTATGTTTCTAATAAAGAAATCGGACAGGATAATATCGGGCGTGTCCTCCCCCGACAGCTTTCTACTGGTTCCACGAGAGGAACCCAGACCGTTGGTTATGGTACTACAAAGATTGATGGGACTAATAATACTATTACAATCGCCGCTCCAGACGGAAGCCTTATTGGTATGGGAGCAATCCCCAACAGTGTAAATGGTGAGTATGGGTTTTTTTCTTTAGACACGGCGGGAAATATCATTATGAAGATTGTGAATGGCACGTTCTACTCTTACGATCCGGATTCTGGGAAGAACTTTATGCAGATTGGTATCTTACCAGATGGTACCGGTGGATGGGCAATCGCCGCACCTGGGTTTGATGTGGCTGATGGGATTATATAGTGTTTGACTTCTCCAAAATCGTTATGGACGTACCTAAATACAACACTGATAAGGTGATAGGTATTTTTACGGGAACGCTTAGTGTGGCGGCTCCTACGGCGTTACAGCAGAATTTATATGCGGAAGATTTACAGACCACTGGGTTCAACGATACCTGTCTCACGCAGTGTGTTTACAGTCTGGATGGTGGTGTGACCTTTAACGATGACAATATGTCGGCTATTGATTTGAGCACTCCTGGCTCTCCTGTGTTTCAGACCTGTGATGTGACTTCTTTCTGTCGGGGTGGGCAGGTGGGTATTGCCGTGGATAATTGGTACAATATTGTGACTGGAACGGGAACTGCCAGAACGATTATCTATAAGATCTACTGCTTGGCAAAGCATGACCAAGGTATTCTGACGCCACGTGCTACAGCCGAAGCTATATATTTCAATAGTAAAGACAATTATCTGAAAATATATAAAGATAGTGCCCAGGCTTATACTCCTATCCCTGCCGGAGATCAGACGTTTACCTATATTCATGATTTAGGATATGTCCCCAATGCCAGAGCATACATGGAATATACGACATTAAATGAAATATGGCCGGTCACGAGAAACCAATATCCCGCTACAAGTACGGGCGCTGACCACAATCCCGTGGGAGCTGAGATACATTTAGACGAGACGAAGATGGAGGTTGTGATGCCCAATTCTCTGCGAGGCGCCAGCCCAAACATTAACATAAGGTATAGGGTGTACCTAGATGATTAATTTTTCAAAAATAGCCGCTACTTCGGCGGCTTCGGGGTTTAAGAACTATAACCTTGACCCCGTAACGTTTTCGGGGACTATCCCTGCCCAGACACTGACTGTAGGGCAGGTCGTGAGCGTATCTGTGAGCGTACCGCTTGACAACACGAATGCTGTTAGTCTAATAAAACTTCAGTACGCGTCCATAAATAGTTATTGGTATCAAATGTTCGGCCTTACGGCCTCAACAACAATACCTTTTGTCAGCGAGTATCAGTTGGAGTCATCGGCGAGCTATTCTGGTGGGAATCTTGTGGTGACTACCTACGCGATTAACCAGACGGGAGGCAGTATATCCCTACCTGTACAAGTGATTAATGTCAGAGCTAGATTGTACAAGTCGCCTTTTAGTCGGTGAGTTTGTAAAGAATACCTAAGTCACGCATCTCTTGGGGGAACTGTAGTAGGTAAGAATTATCTGGTTCGAGGGTGCATATATACCCTCGGCTACACAGATATGCATTTGGGTGCGTTTTATGCCATTCGACCATGGAAGCTTCTTGGGCAGTGTACACATATTCTTTAACTGGAGGAGCCACAAGTGCCTCAACCTTCTTTTCCACTGGTCTCGCAATGACAGGCGCTACCTCTGGTTGAGGGGCAGGTGTCTCTACGGCTTCTGTTTTTGGGGCCTCGACAATAGGTGCACTTTGTGTCTGTGCCGGTGCTTTCTTTGTATTTGAACTAGCCAACGCGTATACCCCGACACCGCCTAGAGAGACGATGACTATAGCAGATGCAATGATGATTTTCTTCATAATTAAGCTCCACGGTTAATTGAGGAGTATTATAGCACGAAAGTCTAAAATAGTAAACACTTTGATACCCTATAGAGAGATGATATAATCCAAGAAGCGGATTTCCCCAATTTTATGGGGAATTTTTAATGAATCCTACAACGAGTCAAGACGCGCTCGCACAACTACAGCAAACACAGGGCAGCGCTAGAAGCGCCGCAGACATTTTAGGCAACCAACGCCAGCAATTAGGTGTAAACGCCGCCCAGGACACCGTGAGTGGCCTTAGAGGGGCTATTACTAACACTACAAAGCTTCTAAACCAAGTAGCCCCTTCAGTTATGGGGCGTACTGCCAATTCTTTAGTTACAAATGCCCAGGCTACTCGGCAGATTGCAAACGAGCAACAGCCTATTTCTCAGCAATTAGGACAGACGACTCAGGATTACAACACAGCTTTATCTGATTATGACCGCACTGCTTCCCGAGCAAGCGAAGCGGCGAATATGGAGTATGGGGATCAACAAAATAAGCTAAGTTATTTGCAGAATCTCTACAACTCTCTGTATGGGCGTGAACAGGATGCCGCGAAGATGGCAGAGGAGCAGCGTCAGTTTAATGAGCAGTTAGCCCTTTCTAAAGCAAAGGCCAATAGCGGCGGTGGAAATTACTTTGATCCAACTCCCACCCCTCCACCATCAAGCCCATCAGCCCCCACTAGCCCACTCCAGCAGGCAAAGTATAACGATGCTCTTACTCGGTTAGGTCGGGATAGTGATGCGGATCTAGTTTCTGACTACAAAGCCACCCTACAGAGTGCCAACTATGGTAACCCTGGTGATCAATTTAAGATAAAGGTATATCAACAACAGCGGCCTGACTTGTTCTTACCTATTGGTAAACAATATGCCCGTTACTTCATGAGCACCCAACAGAACTCCGCACCACAAGGATCACCCAAACCCGTTAATCTTACTGCCGGCCTTGGCTCAGCACTCACAAGGGGGTTTTAGATGACTGATTGGGCTGCTTTACAAGCTAATTATCAACCCCTGGACACACGGTCACAATACGCACCAAAGAAGAAGAAAGTTGGTGGTTTGCAAGAATTTATCGCAAACGCAGCCCCACTTGTGGGAGGTACGCTTGGTGCGATTGGTGGTTCGTTTGCGGCGCCAGTTGCAGGAACTGCTGCCGGAGGTGCTGCTGGGGCAGGGATAGGGGAGGCCATTAAACAAAACTTGCTTGGTGAGGATCTAAATATTGGAAATATTGCACAGGAAGCTGCATTTGGGGCACTTCCTGGGGCTGGAAAGCTTCTTAAGGGCGTTGTGGGTGCGGGTAAAGCATTAAAAGCCGGAGAAAGTATAGGAGGGGGGTTCAAGGCAGCTAATATCGCGAAAGATACGGCTGGAGTTGTACGCCCCTCTACGTTTACCGAGAAGCTAAACCAAGGCGCACGCAACGCCGACATGAAGCAATCGGGTCTCGAAATCGGTCAAACAGTACGTGGGAAAGTGCTAACGCCAGATGCGGCCGATGAATTATATAACTTTGGTCGTTCAAACGGAGTAAAAGCGGGTGCGCCTGTGGAACAAGCACGGCAGGCACAAGAACTATTTAAGACTAAAACGGGTCAGCTTGATGAAACGCTTAACAAGATTGACAGGCCAGTGGTGTCCAATGAAATCAATGGAATTGCTGAGGACATCCGTAACCGCATCGGGGAGAATGCCGCTATTACCAGAGGTACTTCTACGGCTAATAAACTTGTCGAGAAAGTGGGCAAGGCTCGTACATTAAAGGACTTAGAATCTATCCGTCGTGAAGCGGACGACCTTGCCTTTACCTCTACAGGCGCGAAAAAGACATCGGCCGCCGCTCAAGCAAATGAAGTTCGTGACGCGATAGACTCATTTATCACTCCACTCTCGCCAGAGTACAAGGCTCTTAAAGGTGACTACATGCAAGCAAAGGGGCTGCTTGATCTGACCTCAAAAGGCGCAAAAAATGCTAAGGGTTTCAATGTCTTTGGTGTTCCAGTGGGGCAGCAGTCTGTACCGGGAACAGTTAGTAAAGGTGCCGATATTATGAAGCAGATAACTGGTGGTGGCCAAAAGATAGACCAAGGGGCGCTCACCTCCGCTTTCCGACCCAGCCAGTTATTGCGTAAAGGAATAGGCCAAACAATCGCCCAGAGTACCGGTAACGCGCTTCTCGCTCCAGCCGAAGAAGTACAGCCAGCGGACACCTTACCAACAGATACGGGTATTTTGCCTAATCCGAACGAGGATACTACTGGCCAGCCCACATCTGTGTATGCTGATCCGCAGGCTGTTGAGAGGGCATATAACCGTGCACTCGCGGCTGGCGATAAAGAAGCGGCTGGTGCAATTTTGAACGGATATAAAGCGTTCGGAGAGTCTTCTAAAACTACCAAACCACTTAGTTCAGAGTCAGCTAAGGTTCTCAGCAACGCGAAAGTCGGTCTTGACAATCTTGATTTGATTGAGAAACAGTTGGCAGAAGATCCATCGTTACAAAGCAAACAGGGCGTAAGCGGGTCATTTAACCCATTTGGTATAACTGGCGCGGCTTTGGGCACGGGGCAATATGAAAACGCACGTGATCAAGTTAAAGATGTCATTGCCCGTTTGCGTACTGGCGCGGCTATTACTAAGGAAGAACAAAATATGTTTGACAAGTATGTACCTCAGGCCGCCGATTCGCCAGAGACGGTTAAACAAAAGATTAACACTTTGCGTAATCAATTCCAGTTTGTTATGGAGCGGGCTGGCGGTGCTGGAACAGATACACAACAATTACTAGGAGCGCAATAATGCTTACAACCAAAAAATCAGGTACGTTTCAGGGAAAATCAAATAAGTTGGGTGGAGGTGGGCGTTTTGCACAGATGGAAGCAAAAGGTATATCGCCAGCGCTCGCGGCAACTATTGGCCGGAAGCTTTACGGAAAAAAGAAAATGTCAAAGATGGCCGCCAAGGGCCATTAGATACATTCGTTGATGAGGCCCTGCATAGCTGAACGGGTTTCCGCAGAGTTTGGGTTAGCATCAAAATTCTTTGCTTGATCGAATGTATACTCACGCTTCAGGTTGGCGTAAACGCAAGCGCATTTTGATTCAAAACCACCAGCTGATGCTGTACAGGCAGATACAAATCTCTTTTCAAACGCTTCATTATAATTAGTTGTATTGTACCACCAGACAATTCCCACAATCACTATGACTGCTCCAGCCAGGGTCTCACCCACTATTTTCGCGTTTGACATGCCTTCTCCACGGTTAATTAAGCAGAGTATACAACACTAGCTGAATTTGCGGTAGGTTTCTTCGTCGTATTTCTCTCTGGCTATGTCAGGAAAAGCTTTTATAAAATCCCTCGGCATATTCGGTTGTACTAAATCTTTGCGGTATTGAGCCTGTTGATACCTACGATTCCCAGCGGCAGTGTCGCCTTTTTGTAACTGAGAAGGTAAACAAATATCACAGCCGGTGAATATCTTGCCGGATTTTATAGTACTTCTATTTAGAGGGCATTTATGAGTCACCGGGGTTTATTCTTTTAAGTGCTTCTTCGTGTTCAAAACGAGTTTTTGTTACAAGATCGAGGGGGTCAATGAACGCGCTTCCTTGCGGTTGCGGCTTTTTAACATCTGCTTTAGTCTTTAAGTCTTCTCTGAACTGCATAAAAGAACGCTTTAAACGGTTATACTCATAGCCTGCTGCAAAGGCTGCTATAACAGCGATTACGAAGGCTAAAGCTTCCATTATTTGCTTTCGGTGTTCTCAAAGATAATCAACGAGCCAATAGCTAGCATATCCCCGGCAGAAGCTGTGGCGTTCTTAATTACCTCTCGTACCACAAGCGCAGGGTCGATAATCCCGGACTTAACCATATCGACTAGCTCACCACCTTCACGGAGGTTAAATCCAAAGCCTTTAGGGGCTTTTAGGGCTTCGTCTAGTTTGAGTTCGGCAGGGAGGTTAGCATTGATCAGTAACTGTTTAAACGTATCTTGTAGGGCTTTACGGTAGGTCTCGGAAATATCTAACTTAGAAAGTTCCAGTAAGGTGATACCGCCACCGGCTACAACTCCGTCCGTGTATGCTGCGCGGGTGGCGTGGATAGCGTCTTCCACTCTAAACTCTACTTCTTCTTTTACTGAGTCTGTAGCACCACCGATACGAAAGAGAGCGATTTTGCCTTCTAATTTAGCTACGCGGTCTTTAAGTTTTTCGGAAATAGCATCAACCACCTCTGTTTCAATTTGGTCTTTAATCTCTTGAACGCGGGTTTTAACGGCTTCTGTTTCGTTATTTGCAAATAAAGTAGCTTCGTTCTTGGTAGCTACGATTTTATCAATCGAACCCACGAAAGAAGCGTCTACTGCACTTAACCGGGTGCCATCGGTAATTGGTTGGCAGTTGGCGTACACTGCTACGTCTTCAAGTAGCAATTTGCCCATCTCGCCAAACATAGGTGGAGTTTTCACGATTACTGCGTCAATAGTCCCACGGTTGATATTTTCAACCACAGTGTTGTAGGCGGCATCTTCGATGTTACCGATAAATAAAATACGGGGGATTTGGCCGCGCTCCAAACCTTTCGACTTGGCCACGTTGGTCATCACCTCGATGATGTCTATGGCTGAGCTGAAGCGGCGAATGGCCACAACAACGAACGGATCAACAAGTTCTTTTTTACCAGCCTGCAAAGCTTGGAAGCCGTTTTGTAGGTAATAACCATCTACATACTCGCGTTCTACGTCATCCACTGGAGCTTTTTCGGTAATAATCCCGCCGTCAGCACCTACACGAATGATGGCATCTGAGATTAGCTCACCCAAGAGGGGATCGCCAGAAGAGATAGTCGCAACTTCTTTTAGTTGGGATTTCTTAACGTCCTTTTTGAGGGATTCTAGCTTTTCGAGGATTTTGTAGCTGTCTTCAAGGAGAGTTTTTTTGACTTCCATAGGATGTTGACCTGCATTAATTGCGAGGACACCGTGTTTCATGAGATTATAGTTGAGAACAGAGGTGGCGGTAGTCCCATCGCCTGCAATACGGTTAGTGGTCTCAGAAGCCTCCAAAACACGTTGAGTGCCCATATTAATCGCCCGCTCCGACGTATAGGTATCTCGGGCTACGGAAACGCCGTCGCGAGTAGTGAGGGGGCGGCCGAAGCTTTTCTCTATCATTACGTTACG